GTCGATGTGTATATTGTCATTTTTCATAATAAAATACTGTGCCAACATACCCTGAATTGTCTTCATTCTATTTGCAATGGGCGATATTTGGTTCTCAATAAGTACATTTGTAATGGTGTCAATATCAGGCAATTGATCAAATAATCGTTTGATAGATTTGCCTATGTGAATTAAATCAATTTCATTCGCGTTTTTCGATTTTAATGTGACAATAGGGTCGAAACACATTTGTTTATAAAACCCGGAAAGTATTTCAATGAGTTGGTCCTTTTTGAGCGTTTTTGCATCATTGTTCAATAACAACATATGTGTATTGCATAATGCGACCAGGTCGGGCACCTTCTGTTTTTTGATAAACGCAGACGAGTGTTTTTTTGTGGGAATGATATATTGTTTGTAGATTTTGGCATGCCTGTCGCAAAAGTATTGGTCAAATTTACTATATTTCGCCGCTTTATTGCACATTTTGGGCTCGATTTTTTTATTTTTCCCGGCAATCATACAATTGCACGGAAATACTACAGGCGCCGCCTCCTCGATCATACTCAATACGTTCCAATCATGAATCGTTATCGGCGCGTCTGCATTTTGCGTTGGCGACAACACGCAATACGCCATGTTTTTTATCCCAATATCAAAACTTATTACCTTCATGTATGAAGATAATAAACGTGTTATTTCTATATGCCCATATTCAAAAAATACTTATGCCTTTGGTTTCTCTGCACTCATAGATTTGATGAACTGGTCTTGTGTAATCACGGGGGAGAATTTGCGGGATTGTAAGTCTTCACGAGTCAAATAATTCGTCTTTAAATCACTAATCGTACGACCAAGAACCGAATGATTGTCTTGCACAGACGCGTACAGAGCGGGACTAGATGCACCGACAAACTGATTCGATTGAATATTAGGAGCGGCGACAAATCGACTGTTATACCCTAAATCATTGGACGATTCTCTAAAATTCTGTTCCATAACACCCGCAGAGTTTTTTGTAAGAAATCTACGGTATTCCCAATTCGACTTAATCTGGTTCTCTTCAATGAGCTTTTTGTTCGTAACAGCATCATGTTGCCATGTAGCAGTGATTGAACGCCCATCATTCATTAATGGGGGGAATTGAGGATATTTGTTATTGGTTCTATATCCACGCTCCGATTGTGGTACGGTCTCTTTTATTACCGGATATGCACATTGTATAGTCTCGGGATGAAACGACATAGTTGATTGCATTATAATATAGGAATAGAATTATATATTATACTTGTTTTTTTTATTTGGGCAGTATGAAACAACTACACTAAATATCACTGGTTTCAATTAACTGAATTAATTCTTGCTTTTTCATTTTACTCGGGTCGCTCATTAACCCTTTTTCAATAACGTAGGCTTTCAATACAGGTAGAGTCATTTTTTTGTAAATATGGCTGTTGTTTTTCGACTCTGCGACTGAACTGGTAATAGAAGAATCATCTAAATGAGGTTCACTGGTAGGCAACTTTTCCACGTGTAGCAGGATTTCTTCCATATTTTCGATATGTGAGTTTTCATCGTCGACCTGGTCATCTCTGTTACCTGTTTCGGCGTTTAGGTCTTCAACCGTTTCGATAATATCGAACTCTTGTTGATTATCCAAATTTATAATACGAATGGTATTCGAATCATCATTCGACCCTGAAGCGACATTTACGTGATCTTCCCCACTTTCTTCAATATCGTGGACGCCATCACCGTCACCGCCACCATCACTATCTTCATCTTCACCACTTTCCTCAACATCGTGGACGACGTGATGGGCGCCATGACCGCCACCATCACTCTCATCATCCTCATCATCGCTGCTCTCCTCCTCATCGTCTCCATCGTCGTCACCCTCATCGTCTCCATCGTCATCCTCGTCACTGCTGTCCTCATCATCATCCTCGTAATCGCTCACGCCATGATCATCATCGCTAATTGTAACATTAATTTTGGCATGTGTAGTGCTCTCATGTCTGGGCTGTGTCTGGGCCGGCGTCTGGGCTCCTCCTACACGAAACGCACTGCGAATGTTTCCCAATTCACTTACAACGTTATTAATAATTTCAAACGTAGTATCACACTTATTTTCTAATATTGTAAGTCGCTGTTTAAAATGATATACTAAAAACAGAACTAATACAAATGTAATGCCTAAACTCAATATGAAAAATGACTCTAGCATTCCAATTAAACTCATTATACTAGGAATACAAATTATAACATATTAATAAACGAATGTCTAAATTCTTTTTGTAAGAATATTAGTATAATACGGTTCACAAAAAAAACTGGTTATAATATATAATTATGAATCAATCATTTGAAAATACTCAAAAACCAATAACGCCGAGTGCCACCGAACCTACTATTGTAACTGGCGAAATGAATATGTTTAGTGGAAAAAACATAGTTATTGTTATATTAACGGTCTTAGTCGTGTTGTCCTTTTTAGGTATAAATTTATTGGCATCCATGGGTAATCTATTGCAAATAATTAGCAATATATTTGGTCCATTATTTACTCAAATATTATCAATATTTGGATATACAGCGGGCACAGTAATTGATAAATCCACCGATATAGTAACAGGTGTAGCCAAATCTGGAATTGATTTGACAGGTGATACCATACAATCCGCTGCTGGTCTGTTGAAGGACGCGAGCCGTGGCCAGGTTGACACTGCTGCAGTGAACCAACTCGATCGTGCGATAAATAATTCAAAGCCGGGTATGAATCACCCCGTCCCAGATGCGAGCGTCGACCCGATTCAAAAGCCAATTACTTCAGGAAAAGTGAACTGGTGTTTGGTCGGGGAATACCAAGGTAAACGCGGATGCATTGAAGTAGACGATGATAGCAAATGCATGTCAGGACAGGTGTTTCCCACACAGAATATGTGTTTGAACCCGACACGTAGTGTCTTTATGCACTCGCACGCACAGTAATGGACTGACCAATCGAATAAGTTATTTATAAATTTCCAAAAAAATAATATAGACTTTCAACTGTATATTATTTACGTTTCATCCAATGTTTTTGCTACATGTACTATTATTGACAGAAGATAAGCTATTTTTACATGGATCATCAACGACATTCACCGATGATTCTATTATAATGCTAGAATGTGAAATAATGCACGAATATTTGCGTAAATATAAACCGTTACGAATACTAGAATCCATTGTTTTGCGTCAAACATGTGAGATCGATTTTATTGTAAAGAAACACATGAAGTGTTATGGGATTGATAATGTACGAGGTGGGTCGTATACAGCGTTTGAGTTAACTAATGATGAAAAAAAGTTCATACAGCGAGAACACTTGATGACTATAGACAAAATGGAGGCAAAATCTGCGGCAATGGCAACGGTTTTCGATGAATATAAGGATATAGGTGCGTGGTCATTGGATAAAATACATAATGAGATGTCATTAGTAACTCGACAACAATCATTATATGACAACGAAAAAACGATGTTGAATAAATTAAGCATAGGCAAAAATAATATACGCACCGACCGAATTTTTTTAACCGATTTAAGATGGATATTGAACCAATGTGCAAAAAATACGAAACAATCAGTGGATTCAAATGCACCGGGATGGGTATATTCTACAAGCAAGGATGTAGTTACCAAATATAAACAAATATTGAATAAAATGAAGGCATTGTATGCAATATTCTGTGAACATATTGATGTCGAGATAAAATATGACCCCCTGATTCATTTATATGCACCTGAAACACTACTCGACATGTTTTTTTATCATTGTCATCAAGTCCGTCATTGGAAAACATATATGGGGCAGGCAATCAATATGATTGAATACTATGAATATATATTTTATTGCGTCATTACCAAAATCGATGAATATAAATTTGATGTAAATACATATCCACCAGATTTTGAGTTGACGAATCGCTATAGAATTAATTATTTACAAAAGTGCATCGATTCTAACGACTCTCGCGGTATAGTTTGAGGCATCGGGGGTCTTTCATGGCATCGCCATACTTGATGTTGAACTTTTTCGAACACATTTTCAGGTGATCAATCCACTTTAGTTTTGGCATGGGACTTTCGGCTGCCTCAGCAGCAGGAGCTGGGGGAGCGACCGCGGCAGGGCTTTTCTTAGCGGTTTTGTTGCGCTTTACGGTGTTTTTGGAACGTTTATGGCATTTCCCTGTTTTGGGAGGACATCTTCGAGAACCGGGAGGGCAGCGAGGCATATTATATACTATACACCCACAAATTATTGTTTATGTAAAAAATTGATAACTCTTTTACATAAATACGAAAAGTAAATGAAATCAATCAAAACACGACAATGCCTAAATTAACAAGAGATGAGATGTTTCAGCGCGCAATGGCTGAGTTTTTGCAGACAGTGGAAGTCAAACTCACTAATGGTGAAATAAAACCATTTCACATAAGAACATATACTCTTACTAATAAAACGGAAAACAAAACAAAATTTGAACACGAATATGAGCTGGTTATGCCCAAAGATGTGGTGATTGCATACCGCGACATCACAAGCCACCTGGAATCGAGCGAAGTCGTATGGGAAGATAGCGAGCCCATTTACGGAATACAAGAGTTGCCTTCGATTACCGAGTTTACGCAATCGTTTAATGAATATTTCAATCCATACAAATTGTATTTGCAACACACACTCATGTCCTATGTACGGATTCTAACTCCACCGACAAGTACTGCCAGCACAAATAAAACCGTGCAGATTAAAGTCGTTTATCATAAGACACACACCCCATTTCCGCGCCCATTGACGGAAATGGAGGAAAAAGATAACGAAATCAACTTCTTAAATGCAAAAATAGATTCAAAAACACGAAAAATAATTACATTTCGAAACATTTTAAATAGAGAACGCGAACGGGCTGCACATAATTATAGGCGTATGCAAACCAAATTTCGGGCAATGTATGCAGCGGAAAATAAACATGAAGATTGCCCAGTATGCTACGACACTATAGTACCGGAAAAGTTAATCATACCTAGCTGTTTTCACTACATATGCGTATCATGTGTAGTGAAATGTGAATCGTGCCCAATGTGTCGAGATGATTATGATCGATACATTGAAAATGATGAACCAGTTCATGCACTTGTGTAAACCAGCGAAGATTTAAAAGTGGGGTATGCCAGTAAAAACCACATTTTTCGATGGCAGGGAAATAGAACTAGGTACCAATGTACAATTAACCGACGATTGAAGTGTATACGAATCCGCCAGATTTGCATATAATTCAAATGTCATTCCCGATATAATAGCATTGTTGTTATCTATTTTTTCTTGATCATTGCCGATTATGGAATTTGCAACTTCATTTAAAATATATCTAATATTTAAACCATAAACAAACCCCGGACTGGTGGTAAGTATCATACCACTTATTTCTAATAATCCCACATAGGCTTCGCAAAAATAATTAAAAGTCGTGCTTGATCCAGACGGCGGTACTAGTTGTACATCAATAGAACTGTTCTGCAAAAAACTGCTGGTTAGTTGAACATGGTTACCGAGTGCGTTTTTGTTATATGTTGCACTAAAGCTCAGCGTCGCGATATTCGCATTTATTGTTGCGCCAGCGCTTTTAGCAGTCGGCGCGGTACCTCTCAGTCGAAATAGAATCGGGGTTTGATAATTAAACCGTGTATATGCTTGTTGAATTGGGCTGCGAATAATCAATTTGGCTATCTCCGTGTATGTATTACTATTGTTATTGGGACACAGTTGGTTTGCAGTGGGCGTAAAGATCCATTCTAAATCGTCTTCGTATGTGTTTTCTGAATATGCATTTGTATCTTTCGTGTAATTATATAGTGGGACATCGGGGTCTTCAACTAAATATATGGGCGGACCGGGTACACCGGCCGAAGTCGTTAATGCGGGGATTTTATAGTCATTTGGACATACTACTCGTGCAGTGTTATATCCCCCGCGAAATGTTGCAGCCAGCCTTTGCCTTTGTGTCATTCGTGGTCCTTGTGTCGAGTTTTTATTGTACTTCAATATTTCCGTTTTACGTCGCATATTTAATTGCTCCTGTGTAAATGCAGGATAAGGAGATATCGATTCAACGCGTACAGGTGGTATATTATACAATTGAAATTGCTTACGTTGTTCGCATATTGCACTTAAATCACTCATTTAACATAGGCATAGAAATAGTTTATGCTTATGTTACTGCGATTTCATTCATGCCGTGCATGATCTATAGTTTGGCCGTATACCAAGACGTGGATAAATAATTGAAATTTGTCATTGCAGGTCGAGCATTGGCGGGATTTGTATTGGGTCCAGCGGCTACTATTTTCGAAATTTCAAAGATGTTCAACGCGTAAGAATAATAACGTAAATTCGACAATTTACCGGAAAACCCATTATTTTTGCAAACATTTACATCATAATAATTTTGCAATGGAACATTGGTTAAATTTAATCGCCCTGCCACGGTGCCGTTTATGTACACGTCCATCGTGGTATTTTGCATACGAATAATTACATTTATCCATTGTTTTATCGGGACGTTGTCCACATCAATAAAGTCGTTCGTACCAGCAGTGGTAGTTGACATAACAACGCGAAGTGATGCATATCGCGCATCATTAACACCCGGTGGTGTAATTTGTTTAATGTATAATCCAGGTCCATTATTAATCTTTGCTATACCTGCATTGTCGCCAGTCTCCGTAAATTCATTTGTACCCTTATGGAACACATGTTGATATTTATTAATAACATCTGTGTTACTAGGCAGTTCACCGATGAGTATCCATGTAGACCATGTAAATTCAATGCCACCAGATTCATTATTTGATCTGCGAATGAGCACTGACTCGGATATCTTGGGGTCTTGTGTAATGGTAACCCCTTCACTTGATCCGTCGATCATTCCATTGACTAAATATGGACTACTCGACGGATTCATAAAATATTGAATAGCTAAAATCCCTAAATTTAATAGAAACAGGAATACAATTACGACTAAAATAAGAAATGCGAATTTTGCAATGATGGTATTTGATGATAAAAACCCACTTGATGCATCCACGCCAGCCGTGGCCTGTTGAGAAAAACTATTTATACTAGCACTGACTGATTGAGATAGATTATTCACAGTTTCTCCAATACGATTGCCGATATCTTGAACACTTTGTGGCATTTCTATACGTGAAGATGTTGCTACAGGTTGTAATGTATTCATAATCGTTTAATATATTATATGTGTATAAAACGATTTGATAAAAATTAGAATAATGAGTATTTGGATTGTTCTATATTATCCTTAATAATTGATAGGTTAATACCGTATGATGACATAAAATTGGTTACATTGCTCTGGCCGTTACCTTTCATATATTCACTCCATGCGGTTTGCGGGTCAATGGGCTCGGGCCAGTATTGAAACCTGGAAACATATGCATCAAATGGATTGCCCCCGATAATCATGGGCGATGCATCAGGCGATGCTGGACCATTGGTTCCATCAAACATTCGCCCGGATTTTACCAATTTACCGTCTAAATATGCATCTACATATTGATTATCCACACTAACTGTTATATGGGTCCACTTCTGTAATGGAAAATTATCGGTGATTTCGAGCGTTTTAACGGTCTTAGTAGTTGACGAGCCAGTCATGGTAATATCACACTTCAAAATTGGCGCATTTGTATCTAAATATAATTTAATGTTATTGGATCGTGAAAAAACACTTTTCACAACGTTCGTATTCCACGAATTCACATAGATCCAAATACCATACGCATAACGTGTACTAATTGATCCATTCTTGATCGGTATGGAAGGATTGGTCGCGTTTAAATTGGCAGATTTGGCGATTTCTGTCGATTTTACTACGAAGAAACTGTATAATATATAGATTAATAGTACTACAACTATGGCTAAAATAATAGCAACGATATTCATTCGCGTATATAATAAATCACTATAAATTAATTGCCGGCGGTCTTTTTTTCATAAATATATTATACATACTGGCTATTCTATGTTTGCTAAGTTGACCAGGGTAATACCGTATGTTACTAATTGCCCCATGAAGACCATCTATGCTACCGGTCGTAATAACGTCTGTAGTTTCCGCAATCGGCAGTTTTCGGTTTGCAAAAGAAAATGTGCGTTCTAAATGTCCGTTCACAAACAAATCGGCATGTGTTGAGCTGTAGTTAAATACTAAGTTATTCCACCGTTGCATTGGCAGTTTTAACTCGTAGTACGATGAGTCTGTTTTTTCTGCTCCAGTTTTCTTATCGATCAATGGATTGCTTGTAAAATAAATGCGGTACACCTGAGATGCATCTCGATTATCTCCATGATAATATGTTACTTTGGGTTTACCATTGCCGTAGTCAAAAATTAGCGACTCGGTGTTATACGCGATTTTAGTTGTACCATGCGCATTAACATATGTCCACATCGACAATGAATAATCTTGAAATTTCGTCTTATCAATATTTCCGGCCAGTTGAATATCCATATCTGGCATAATATTACTTTTACCCACGTTAAATGTATTAGGTGAATTTAAATATACAGTTCCTTCGAGTATAGGCGTACCTGCTTGGTTAGAAATATAATTAATTAAGTCGGGTATATACACATAGCACAATAACAATAGTATTTCTATCACGAATAATATCAAAACTGGACTCGTGGTCAACTTAAATTCATTCGTAATGTAATGTACAAAGGATAATAACATGCATGGGATGTAAAACAAAAAGTAAACCACGAAACCGACCCAACCAGTAAACGATTTCAAAAAATTACTAAATACATAGAAAAACATTGCAAGGCCGACGATCAAAATAAGTGACAGAATTGCCGTAGTTGAATATGCAAAAAATTCGAACATTTTTGAATCCACGGTCACCAGGATGTATATGATTATGGATATTGCAACAAATCCGGATACTGCCATTAGAAGCGCAAAATTATTTGACTTAACGCCAGATAACACGGAGGCATACATAAAATAACCGATACCAATAATCAATGACATCATCACAGTAGATACATTTCCGGAAACCGGTTGGTTATTTCTACTATTTATGAAACCATCATTAATCGATATTCCTGCAACAATGAGGGATATAGCTAATACCAGGTGTTTGTTGTATGATTTTATGAATTCGAGACCTTTTGTTGGTATTGTTTGTTTCGAAATATCTATATCTGCCATTCTATAAAGTGACTGTAGATTATATATGCGCGCATTTTTGATATTTATAAATGCCAAAAATACTATACTGCCGACCACTTACAGGTTTTCCATTGTAGTTTTCTTACCGTGACACTCGCGACATAATGCAACTAAATTATCTACATGATTACTTCCTCCATATTCTAAGCGTATTTTGTGATCTACTTCGAACCAAGCTGTTAATTGATGCTGGCAGTCGCCGCATTTCCAGTCCTGTCTAGACGCCACAAACTTCTTTTTGGTTTCACTTACAGAACGCTTTGTCGCCTTTTTTCCCGATTGCATAATACGCGCTTCTCCAGTTACATTGGCCGTATCTGGCATAGCTAATACTGGCCGCGTATTATTTCCGCCGTCCATACTATGGTGATGTTGTTGTTCGGCAAATTGGTGTCGGGTCGTAAAATCCAAAATCGGCGATATCATGTTGGTAGTATTACGATCAATCGGCAAATAACGCAAATAATCGTTTGATGCGCTCAGAATTTGGTTTGCACGCAGCGGGTTGCGCTTAAACAAAATATATATCATGAGTGCGCCAAACGCGACGCCCGCCATTTGATAGTATTTTTTGCCCGACATGAGCATTTTCGCATACTTTCCATCGGTGTATATGTTGGCGATTATAAATCCGGCAATGATTATGATATACAACTCTAACCGCATCTTTGTATTATCTAGAGAATATTTGCCTACGTTATTCATAATACATGTATATCAAAAATACGACAAGAACGATGAAAAATGCATACAAATAGTGCCGACGCAGGTTGATTTGTTCTGCTAAATATATTGGTTTTGGCTTATAATGCGAGCGATATTTGGCTAGCGCCTCCGGAAAAGACAGTTCGGGTTTTTCAAGTGAAACATTGATCTTGTTATGAATAAAATGCATCCAGCGTACGAAGGACTGTTTCGAACACAAATACGGAGTTACCGGATATTTGTCTAATAAGCGGCTAAATTTGTCGCCGATTTCGCTAATTGGAATAAATAATGGAATGTTTTGGATTAAATCATAATATTTGCGTTTTAATACTTCGTTTGGATTTTCGGGATAGCATTCGGCAACTGTATGTAAAAAAAACCAATAATGAGGTCCCCATACTGACGGTTCAAACAACATTGGCAAAGATGTATATAAAGATTCATTATTATATTTACTTAGGATTTATCGTATTACTATAACAAATGGCTGATAATTATTGTAATAATTGTGGGAAATACGGACATGTATATCATTTATGTAAATTACCGATTATAAGTATAGGTGTCATTGCGTTTCGGATTGTCGATTCGAAACTACAGTATTTGACAATAAGACGAAAGGATACATTTGGGTTTATTGATTTCATGCGCGGGAAATATTCAGTGCATAACAAGGACTATATTATGAATATGATTATACAAATGACGAATGTAGAGAAACAGTACTTACTTACGAAAACGTTTGCCGAATTATGGAAACATATATGGGGCGAGAACGTAATTAGCAATCAATATAAACATGAGGAAAATGGGTCTCGTGATAAGTTCGAAATGTTGCGGTCTGGTATAATGGGTAAAGGCGAGCAATATTCACTCGCGTCGTTAATCGAGGATAGCAATCAATACAAACAATGGGATGAACCTGAATGGGGATTTCCAAAGGGACGGCGCAATTTTCAAGAAAAAGATTATGATTGTGCCATTCGCGAATTTTGTGAAGAGACGGGGTTTGACCGTAAACATTTACACAGTATACATAACATTTACCCATATGAAGAAATATTTACGGGGTCGAATTATAAATCGTACAAACATAAATATTATATAGCCTATATTCCGCACAAACATAGTGAAAATCTGGCAAATT